GTTGCCGAAGAGAATGCTTGGTTGAACCTGTTGAATGGCCTGAACGTATGCTTCCAGCAGCGTGGCATGAATGTGATTCTATTGAGTCACGTTGCATCTAAGTCGTACAAGGATCCAGAGCTGGAACCTTATGATCGATGGGAGATGCGTTGCAACAAGAAGGTGAATGCCCTGATCAAGGATTGGGTTGACTTCAACTTGTTCGCAAACTACGAAACCACCTTGATCAAAGATGGTCAGAAGGCTCGCGGTGTGAGCTACGGCAACCGAGGTTTATTTACCAAGTTTGCTGCAGCGTATGACGCGAAGTCTCGTTTAGATCTTCCATCGAAGATCGAATTCTCTTGGCAATCATTTGCAGATGCTTATGGCTCTGCACTTGGCGTGCCAGTAAACAATAACGAAGCCGCATAGGAGGAACCATGGGCTTATTAGATCAAGGTATCGATGTCAGTAACATCGATGAGTCAGGAGGCGGGGTATCAGAACCCATGCCAGCTGGCGAGTACACCCTAGCTGCGGCTGTGTACAGCGAGGAGACTTCAAAGGCGGGTAACGCTTACTTGAAGGTCGAGTACAACGTCGTTGGCCCTAGCTATGCAGGTCGTAAGATCTGGGAGAACTTCACACTTACTCACCCTGTAGGGCTGGGACGGTTGAAGTCTTTCATCAATGCGACAGGTGGTGATGCAACGCAGACTGTCAACACTGACATGATGCGTGGAGCCATGGGTAAGCAGTTCACTGCTAACGTGGCGATTGAAGAAGGCAACAACGGTTATGCGGCCAAGAACAAGATCTCTTCCTTCAAGGGTGGATCTGCTTCTGCACCTGCAACTGCGCAGCCACAGGCACCACAACAGGCACAGGCAACCCCTGCGCCGGGACTAAACACCACCAATGTAGATTGGGGTGGTTGATGGTCAGGGCATGGGATTCATCACCCATCCTGCGCGTTCCCGTCCGCGTGCCCACAGGCGGGACTTACTTAAACCCCAAAGCAAGGAATAGATATGGAACTACATTCTGAAAAGACATTAAGCTTTGCGCGTAATGCGTTGAAATCTCATGTGGCAACAATGGCGGTTGACCACGGTATAAAAGAATCTACGGCTCGAACCAACATCTCAAATTCAATTGGAGTTGATCCAAGCTCAATCAGGCAGTTTGTAAACGGCGAGATCGTTAAACCTGCTCTGAAAACCATGCAGAAGTATGTGACCTGGCTGGCAAACAACCCTGAATCTCAAGACTTTGATGAAAGAGACGTAGAGCGCGGCAACAGAATGCCTACTAAAGAGGAATTGCGTCAAAAAATTACGCGGCTTCGGGATGACCTCGATCATGCACAATCATACATGCAGGAACTACGAGAAAAGCGTGATGAACTTTTGGACAGACACCAAGCTGCTCATCCTGAAAACTCTTACTGGATGGAGAATTCAGAGGCGCTGATTGAGATCTCTACTGGCTGTATGTATGAAGCAGACAATGTGCGCAAACGTGTCTGCACGATACCGATACCGATTCTGCAGGGCAATTGGAGATGGGATCAGGAAAAAGAAACCCGCGAAGAAAACAATGCGCGACGAGAAAAAGCGTTGTCAGAAAGTTTCGGCAAGGTGTATCAGTTTGCGAGATCGATCACTGAGTTGTACTCCAACCTTGGTGGCTGGCCTGATGATGAAGTTATCGTGGACGTTAGGTTTCAAAACATTGAGGGCATGTGATGAAAGAGATTGAAACAATCTTTAGTGACATACCGATACCTGACAAGAGTTCAGGTAAGGGCAACATCAAATCTAGGTGGGGCAGGTTCGTAGACATCAAGGTTGGAGAGTGCGTGTTTGTTGAAACGCGCAACGACTCTAACGGGCTGAAGATGTTCTTGGAACGTCGCGGTATGAAGGTGACCACTCGAATCTTGGATGGCCAGATTGGTGTGTGGAGAATGCCTGATGCTGGGAGTGAAGATCATGAATAAGGAGAAGTTAATGGATGTCGTTGAAGAAATTTTTCCGGAAATTGATGAAGCACTAGAATATCAATTACGCAAACAACTTGATCGAGAAATATGTATTCGTTTGTCTAACGTGTTTCATAGAGCAAGTAGTTTTATTGCCCAAGCGTATGACGAAGACGCATCGGTAGAAAGCAAAACATCCTACACGATGGTCAAACCAGTGCTGGATGATTGCATAGATAGGCTGATTGGAGCGCCAAGTAAAGATGAGTGATTCGCCAGACATGGTAAATCAGCCGGGGCATTACACCAAAGACGGTGGCATAGAGTGCATTGATGCCATCAAGGCGTCGATGTCCTCTACCGCCTTCAAGGGTTATCTTAAAGGTAACGTCATGAAATACATCTGGCGTTATGAAAACAAAAACAAGTTGGAAGACTTGCAGAAAGCCAACGTCTATTTGGGTTGGCTGATCAAGGAGGAATCTCATGGATGATCACCAAGAGTTTGAATTTAACTGGCAGAGCGAAGAGCATACGGTTGCTTCAGAGGCTTTGAGTAAGTTTGTAAACGCAATGAAAGACGGCAACATCTCAGAAGATGTGTTGATGGAAGTTGTGTTTGTGATCTCGTTTACCTATCACCTTCACTTCACTGACCGAAGCTCCCTGCGCAGGTTGGTTGATGAAGGCATGTTGTCAGTTGATGATCCAGAATCATCAGAGGAGGAAATGATATGCCATTGAATCAATGTGAAAACCAAAACGCTGTAAGAGAACAAGCTGTGCTTCGCATCTTGCACCGTCACAACTTATCGCCATGGGCTAGAACCTATTGGGCGCGCACTTACTGTGGACTAAAGAGGGCCGAGCATGAAGCTAAGGTATTACCAGCAAGAAGCCATTGATGCTGCTTTCCATTGGTTCGATACCCAGAACACTCACCCGTTAATTGTTTTACCCACAGGTTCTGGCAAGACTGTTGTCTTTGCCTCAATGATCAAGAAGATCTTTGAAGAAAACCGTGACAGTCGTGTGCTGATTCTTGCTCATAGGCAGGAGCTCATTAGCCAAGCAGATGACAAGCTCAAGACCGTGTGGCCTTGTGCGCCAAGCGGGTTGTTGGCTGCGGGATTGAAACAGTTTGATTCGGATCAGCCTATCGTGATTGCTAGTCGGGACACCCTGGCAACGCCAAAGCGGTTAGATAAAGCTGGCGAGTTCGACTACATCATTGTCGATGAAGCTCACCACGTTGGGCCAGAAAAGCGGAGTCGGTATCGCAAGATCTTTGATCACTTCGATTCCACTCAGCACTACGCACCAAAAGTCTTGGGCGTGACGGCAACTCCATATCGTATGGGCCAAGGGTTCATTTATGGTTTTGACGATCACTTCTTTGGAGGTGTGGCCCATAGGGTCACCATCCCAGAACTCATCAAGGCTGGGTATCTGTGTCGATTGTCAGCTTATCAGGTCGCATCTGAAGCCGTGATCGATGCATCTACTGCCAGGGTCAAGTTCAAAGGTGGCGACTACCGTGAGTCGGATATTGAGCACCTTGCCATGGAAGATCAGACCATGTTGGCGATTGTTGGTGATTGGATCGACAAAGCGTACAGCAAAGGCCGACTGAGCAGTGTGTTCTTCTGTATCACTGTGGCCCATGCGAACAAGATGTGCATGTATTTGCGCAATGCAGGTGTAGAAGCCGCCGTTGTGACGGCAGAAACGCCCCCTGAAGAGCGCAAGAAGATACTTGAGGACTTTGAGAACGGTGTTGTAAACGCGCTCTGTAACGTCGCTGTGTTGACTGAGGGGTGGGATGCGCCACGGACAGACTGCATCGCTTTGCTCAGACCCACCAAGTCTCTTGGTTTGTATGTGCAGATATGTGGTCGAGGCATGCGGACATGGGGCGATAAGAAAGACTGCATGTTGCTGGACTATGGCGAGAACATGCAGCGCCATGGTTGCATTGACACCGCTAGGCCAGAGAAGCCCGGTGAAGATGAATCAGAAGAGCCAAAGATCTGGATATGTGATCACTGTTATGCGGTGAATGACATGTATGCCCGTAACTGTGTTGAGTGCGAAGAGCCTAGATACAGCGTCGAGCAGATGCTTCAGAGGCAGCAAGACCTGTTGGATCAACTTGATCAAGAGCGCAAAGACCAAGAAGAAAAAGACGCGGCTGCAACACGAGAAGCGGCACAGGGTAACGTCCTGTCTGATGAGCTAGAGGAGCCAGCCGAGAAGCTTGAGAAGATCAAAGACATTGACTTTGTCTCTGCTCAGATCAAGACATCAAAGAACGGGAACGAATATCTCAACGTGATGTTCTCAACGCCTGGCGAGTACTGGCCACAGAGCATGCCTATCATGCTGGGTATGCGGGGTAAGGCAGGTATGGTCGCCACCAAGAAGTGGAACGCCCTGACACAGTCAGGCACACCAATGCCATACGATCTGAGCTATGCGTCGGATCTTGTGAACCACAATAAAGTCATGAGTCACATCAAACAAATCACTGTAAGGAAGGAGGGTAAGTACTGGAATGTTGTCAGCGTCCATTTTTGAAAAGATAGATGAGTTCATAGCCAGCGATAACGACAGGTTCAGGGGTCATCTAGGGTTCAGCGGAATCGGTGATGACGATGAGTACAAGCTATGGATGGGATTTCATTGGTGCTTACCGTCTACATTCGGTGGCCGCATGCTGCGCTTGTTTGATTTGGGTAACCGCATTGAAGATCAGATTGTCGATAACATACGCGCCAGTGGTGTGATGGCTATCGCTTCACATGATAAAGATGGCAACCAGTTCCGCGCATCGTTCTTTGGTGGGCACTTTGCTGGGTCTTGTGACGGGCTGCTCAAAGGTGTGTTACCGCCACCTGAAGAAGAGGTGGTGCTGTTGCTCGAGGTGAAGAGCGCAAACGACAAACGCTTCAAGGAGCTCGTGAAGCTACAAAGCTACGAAGCTTGGAGCGAAACGTACCGCTGGCAGATTCATGCGTACATGGGCGCGCTTGGTCTGACCAAATGCATGGTTGTTGTGATGAATAAAAACAACAGCGAAATCTACTCAGAAGTGATTGATTACAACGAGGTCATCTGGGAGCGCGCACAAGAGAAGGCGGAACGCATCATCTGTAGTGACGCGCCATCAAAAGACACGCGCCGTTCAGAGAAAGATTGGCGCATGAAGAACGAGCCTGACTTGTACAAAGACATCTACTACGGACGGCGCTTGCCTGAGTCGGTGAACTGCAGGAACTGCAAGAACATCAAGCCGCTCACCACCAGTAATGGTGCGACTTGGTATTGTTCACGCAGTAACAGGGCCATACCTTTTGAAGAGCAGAAGCTTGGCTGCAAGGATCACTTGTGGATACCTGAGTTGGTGAACGCAGACCACATGCCAGAACGCAGCACAGAGGACTCTGTGGCGTACAAAGTGGGCATCATGGACTTCTACAACTCAACGTCAGAAGTGAGCGGAGAGTACCACTACAGCAGCGCAGAGATGCGTGAGCTATCCAAGGTGCAGTTCAATGCTGAGATGATGATCAATGGTGAGGTGATCAGGAGTGAGTTCCCAGGGAGCCAGATCGACAACATGGATGAACGTAAGGTTCCGTTCTAGTCCCAGCTGCGGGGGTCTTTGACGATCAGTATCTTGGTGCCGGGGTAGAGTGCTTCGACCAGTTTCTTCTTGAGCCTGAACACTTGGGTGATCACACCTTTGGTGTCTTCGACCACCACCTCTTCGCCGCGCTTGTATCGGAAGTCTGCTATGTATGAGCAGATCTTCTGATCCTCGCCGTTGACTGTGACCACGCATGGGAAGTCCACCTGAACCTCAAGATCAGATAGCTCACCAGCTTGTTGTAGTTGTTTGAGTATCTTGTACCTAGCTGCTTCCAGCTTGGAGTCGAACACGATGCCATCGTATTCAGTTCGCTTTGCAAAGTATTTGGACTTTGGCCGCTTTCTTTTTGGGATCAAACTAATCAATGCCTAGGAGTTTGTTCAACTCTATCTGCCTTAGTGCATCAGTGCCACGGCTAAATAATGACGTAGGCGCTGTGCTAGGCTGTGTAGGCGCGATTGGAGGCGCAAGCTGTGGTTGTGTAGGTGTAGGAGCAACAGTCGCTTGTGCGGCCTGTGCTTCGGCTTCAGCCTGCGGTCTGAATGGAGCGCCTTGAAACTGTGAGCGAATATCTGCCATGGCGTTTAAATCAAACGGGTTTGATAGCTTGTCTTCATTTGCGCGAACCGCGAACCTTCTGGTCTCTACACTTGGATAGAACGCCTTGAATCTACCACTCATAAGAGCGCCAATATTTGGCGTCTTTGCCAACTTTAATGTTCTGATTATTTCAGGGTTTGATAATCCAAGAATCTTTGCGTCTTCAATTGCAGTATTTAAATCACGAAGAGCCTTGAACCTTTGTTCATTTGCAACAAGGTATGCTTTTGTCAAATCTTCAGCGTCAGCTTTGCCTCTAGTGCTTGCTAGTTGATTAAATATTTTATTAGCACTACTGGCTTGAGGGCTTGCCGCATACGCTTGATACTTTAAGTTGTCTTTCACTCTTGGCTTTATTGTTTTAAGACCAGTAAGTGCCTCCATAAACTCGCCAGCAGGATCTATTCTTATGCCAGATCTTTTCGCTAAGTCTTCCTGTTCTAACAAACCTATGGTTTGACCAACAGCCTTTGGGAGGTCTCTAGCTTTAAGAGTCAATCCAAACGGCAATGGCGATAGAGCGTCTGATTTAATATCAATTGGGCTAACCCCAGGCATAAGACCTTCAGCAAAGTGAGCAAATTGTTTACCAATTTTTACACTAAGCGGATCTGCTTCTTTAAATATTGGCCGACCAAAACTTGTTTCATTACGCATCATGTCTAGAATTTTTTCCGTCATGATGGATTCACCAAGGAAGGGGGAGAAAAACTCTCTACCGCTTTCTATAGATGCTTGAAGAGCAATTTCAGTTAGTTCTTTTTCTGACGTAACTCCGTTGTTTACGGCATTGAATATTGCGCGGCCTGCTCTTGTTAAGTAGTCATAAGGATTGGTGTAAGAAAAGTTGTAAAGGTCTGTGATGTTTCCGTCTTTGTCTGTCGCAACGGGAATGAGCATTGCGTTTTTTTCCCAATCTTTTGCAAATGAACGCTTAAATGCATTGACTTGTTCCATGGTAGAACCTGTCAAAGCCAAGCCTCCAGCCATTAATCCACCGTAAAGACCGCCGTCAACAGTCAAAGAACCAAGCAACCGACGCATGCCAATAGATCTAATTGCAGTGGACTCATTACCAAGCTCTTTGATCGCTCTGCCATAAACGCTTGCAGAGGTTCTAATAATCTCAGCAGGGAACGCAACAAAGTTACCGAATGGTAACCGCCTTAGTTGTTGTATTGCTTGAGGTACACGAGCGTAGTTAGGGACTGTGTCCTTGACTATGGATGCGGCTTCTCGTTTTAAAAGCTGTTGAAGTTCTGGGCCACTTAATTCAGAGACAGAACGTCTTCCCAGCATCAATTGGTTTTGAACATCTGTTATGGGTATGTTTTTTGCGCCCTTTTTAAACGCATCCATGAGCCGACCAAGCTCCATTTCATAGCTGTATATCTTCCAGATATCGTCTGATCCTTGATACAGCTTTCCAGCAAAAGTGTTTTGTATATTCGCTGCTTTCTCAACATACTTCTTACCGAAGACGCCTTGTTTGGCGCTAAGTGCATCTTTAAATAAGTTTTCAAACTCACCAATTTTGGCGTTGGTGTTAACGATTCCTAACTCAATGAGGTCATCGTAGTAATTATCTATGTCGCCCTTCTTGATGTTGACAGTGTCATCTGCATTTCTTTGCACCAAAGAACCTGAACGATCAAGCTTGGCAGCTAAAGCTCCTGACGCACTGCTCCCCGGTAAATCCACAAGTCGTTGGCCAATTTGACTGAAGACCGTTTTAGCAGAGTCGATTAAGTTTTCTGCATTGCCGAAGTTGCCGTTCTTTAATGCAAAGAAAGATGCGGTGGTCGCGTTTCTTATCTGCGTCACTGGGCTTAAAACTGTCTTAGCAACTTGCGAAAAACCTTTTGTCGCCAAGAACGTAGCCCAAAGCCTGTTGGTGTCTGCACTCAAGAACTGTTGTGGCATATCTTCGATTGCTCTTAGATATTCTTCTTTGACGTACTTGCCTGCAAGCGGCCCATATTTCTTTCTCGCAACGTCTGATACTTCTGTTGCAGTAGATGCGCCTTCCATGCCAACACGAACGTAGTTTTCAGCTTCTTGAAATGTTACGTTTTTGGGAACTGCGTCAAAAATAAACCTGCCTGCTTCAGGCAAAGTGCTGTTATAAGTATTTAAATTATCAAAGTACTTTGACTTGTTGATGGCTTTAGCCATGCCATCAATGGTGTCGATAGCTTTGGTTCTAAGACCAAGCCGCTGCTCTTCTAGTGATCTTTGTCTAATTGGCTCAACACCAAATGTACCGTCTTTCTTTTTTACTCTTGCAAGCACATCAGATGCGCCAGAATATTCGCCCAAGAAGTCTCTAACTGCAGGCAAATCATCAAGCCTTCTGCCTTGCATTATTCCTTGAGCCACACCACTTAGAGTGCTTTCGGTAAACTGATCTGCTGGCTTCATACTGGCGTTGTTAAATGAAACCCTTTGTCTCAAATCGTTAAGCACTCCTAAAGCACCCTCTTCAGATATCCCTTGACCTGGGTTTACTGAATCTGAAATCTTCATTATTTCATTAAGCGCACTTCTAACTTGTGGCTCAGTTGGAACATATGCATTTGAATCTTTTAAAGATCGGTACATTCTCGTGGCGTAGTACCCTTTGTTGTCGCCAATGGCTGTCGTAAGTTCATCTGACATCTCTTTGCTTAAAAATGTATCGTCACGAATCGTGTCAGATAATTTGTCTATTTGATTTCTGAATTTGTCTGATGCATTGAGAAGGCTTAAATCACGCCTGCCTCCAAACAAAGATTTAGACTTTCCAGCTTTGATCTTTTCATCTAGGGCAACAAGAGCTTGTCTTCCTTCTTCTTTTACGACGCTCCTAGGTTTGAACCCACTTGTGCCGGGCACGCCAAACTCTTCTGCAAACATGTAATTGTTCAAGGCATTTAATGTTAAGCGTTCATCCGTTTCATTTAGGTTGCCACTTTTCTTTAAAGCCTTGAGTGCGTTATCAACTTCTTCCATGCTTTGTCGAGCACGCTGGTTTTGAGCGCTTACTTGTTGAACTCTTAACGCTTGTAGCTGACGGCTGAAAACATCAGGCATTTCGCCTTGAAAGGTTAAATACTTCTTTGCCTTCTTGCTGACCTTGGCTATGTTCTGTTGTAAAAAAGTTGGGTCATCTATATCAGCCTTGACACCAACATTTGTCAAAACACTATCTGGGTTTTTAATAGCTTGAGCTGTGCGTTTAACAACGTCGGTGCTTGCAACTGCATCAACGCCTTTGCCTATCACGGGAGCGGCAACTTTTAATGCAGCAGGTACTCCAAGTAGTAAAGTTGCACCCTCTGCAGCTACCTTTAGTCGGTTACTTAACTCTGCAGCTGCGCGTTCAGCGCCAACTAATTCAGACGCATCTAACCTTTTGGTGGGGCCACCATCAAAGAAGTCTCCAAGGGTTTCAACATCAGGAGTTGTAGCGGCAACATCAGCAGCCGCAAATGAACCAATCTGTCCAGCACGCCCAAGCTGAGCAGCTTTTGCCGCCTTTGCGGCAAGGCCACCGGGCACAGCAAATTGTGTAATGAACTTAGCAGCTTCGCCTAAAGTTGTAGAAGTGGTTGGTTTGTATTGGCCAAAGAACTCTCTTACTGCTTCAGCGTTACTTTCCTCTGGATCAGTAACTAAGTCTGCAAGTTCTGCAGGAAGAGAGGCTATACCCTCAACTGTGCCAACAAGACCTGCACCAATACCTCGACCTATATCGCCAAGGGCAGATACATCTTCTTCACCAAGCCTTGCGCCACGTTCAACAAACGGGTTTTCTTTTGCCCATCTAGACGCAACAAGTTTAGCTTTATCAATATCATCTGTAGGAACGTCGATGCTCCTACCGTCATAAAGCTTTACTAACATTTAAAAGTCCTAGCTTTTAGCAAGCCTGTCGGCTTCTTCTTTAGAAAGGGTGGTGGCTTCTTCTGTCGAAGCTGGCGCTGGAGAACCTGATAATATTATTTGTCCCAATTGTTGTTGAACATAACCAGGTACGTCTTCTTGCTTCAGCGAGCCTTCTGAAACCATTTTAGCCGCACTTTGGAATAATGTAAGTTTCATATCAGCTATGTATTGGTCATCTATTCCTTTTGAAAGAAGAAGATTAAGTCTTTCTGTATCGTTTTCACCTATGCCTCTTTCGGCCAACATATCTAACTGTTGCTCAAGCGCAGTGCCGCGCTCTTCTTGCTGCATCCTTCTTTCGTCAAGATCTCTCTCTCGCTCAAGCTCCCTGTACTCTTCTTTCGCTAATGTTACGTCACTTAAAAAGTTTCTAGGCACAAAACCTTCAGTTGGTTGCGCAGCTTTTGCTAAAGCATATTGAGTTGCAGGGTCTTGAAGCATACTGAATATGCTGCCTGAACTTTCAGGCTCAACTGCTTCTGTTTGTTGCTCAACAAAAGCTTGGCTTTCTGGAGTCACAGATGCAAAAGGATCTTCTTCAACTTCGGAAACTGCAGGCGCAGAGGGAGGAGTAGGTGGCTCTAAACCTTGCTTCAATTGTTCCATGGTGGCGGGCGCATTTCTTCTAGCTCCCTCTGCCATGGACTCAGACATAGGGAACATCTCAAAGGGTTGATCAACATCGCCTGGATCGGAAAGACCAAGAACTCTACCTAATCGGCTTTGAGCTATAGCCTCTAAACCTTCTCCAACGCCTCTAACTGGTGCAGTTAAAATATCGCCCATGCCTGCGATGCCAGAGCCAATATTGTAACCAGTGTTAGCGGCTAGTCTTTTGTCATTAAGAAGCTGTAAGTATTCTTGTTGCACTTGTGGTTTAAGTTTTGCAAATTCTTCAGCAGTAACTCCAAGGCTTTCAATTTCTTCAACAGTGACTGGATTTTCTGCAGAAACTTGAACTTCTTCAACAGGAAGAGATGCTATTCCACCAGTAGCTGGAGCAGCCTCTTGAGCCATAGCCTCTTCTGAACCCAACAAAGCAGGTGCTATTCGCGCTGTTTGTCCTCGACCAAAAGTTTTTGCTCTTGTGTCTCCAACGCCAAAACGTACAGCCTTTTCTACAACATCAGCAACCTTCTTGCCTTTGTATCCCATTCTCCCAAGTTGAGCAGCAATAGCGCCGGGTGCTCCAACACCAGATGCCATAAGACCAGCTGTTGCACTTGCAATTGCAACGTCTGCTGGATCTTCTGGATCAACAATAAAGAACTCAAAGAGGTCTCTTGCAGTCAAACCTTGGCCTTCAGGAGTTTTTTCTGTAGTAAAGAAATCAGACATAGTGCCGTCATCCCCAACTACCATGTTTTTTATTAATCCGGGCACTTCTCTTGCATAATCCATAAATCCAAGATCTTCAACTTCACCGCCATTTGCATACCCACGCACAGGCGCAACGCCTGCCATGATGCCCATGCCTTGGCGCTGTTGAGGCGTCTGGAACATTGGCCTGTTCATGATATCGCTGTACATCATGCCTCCTTGGTTCATGAGCCTAGCACCCCCTTGGTTCATTAGCGGCGCACTTTGAAGCACTGGCCCTACGCCCACTATCCCGCTAGGGTAATTATCTGGGTTTGCAGAGGAAATATCGCGCACCCCTTGAGGGGGCATTACGTCTGGTGCCTGATTCGTTGGTTGTAAAATTGAAGGCTGATTCTGCAACCCAAGCCCAGGCATACCCGGTTGTAACCTGCCCCCAAAAGTCTTACCGCCTTGTTGTTGACCAAAAGCTTGTTTCTCTGCTTGGTTGACTGCGCCTACAAATTGGCTAATTTTATTTTGTTGTTCTTGTTGCATCGGCCCTATGTATTTTTGGCCCAGATAGCCTTGGTAAAGTTCCAGAGGGTTTTGTTGCATGCCTCGCATTTGGTTTTGCATTTGCATAAAGTTTCTTTGCATAGGCCCCATCTGTTGTGGGCCTTGGAAGCCTCTTCCACCACCTTGAGGCATGATGTTTTGTTGCCCCCTCGGATCCGGTAAAGATTCAGGCCCTAAAGTTTGAGAAAACATTTGATTTTGATTACGAGAAGGCTGTCGAATTGAATTGGTAAAAGGCGAACCCATTTGTGCAAGCCCAACTATTCCACCTTGGTTCATTCGTTCTGCCTCCGACAAAGCAATCGCTATAGCTTGCTTTGGATTTGTTACCTTTCTACCCGAACCGCCTGACTTGAGAGAACCATCCTTAAACTCCCCCATCACCTTGCTGATCTTTCTCTGACGCTTAGATCGCTTCACGGCTTCTTTTTACCAAATATATCGTTCGCACTTGAAAAAATACTTGCCACATTTCCAGCAGCACCAGCAAGCCTTGCCATTGTTCCGGGCTGTTGATATCCACCTATTGCTTGTTGTCCAGTTCCAAATCCGCTCGTGTACTGAGGCATGAACGGTGCGCCACCTTGCAACAATGCTTGGCCACGTTGAAGTCTCATGAACGGCTCATCAGCCATTTGAGTTCCTGCCTTGTACTGAGCATCAAGACCCGCTTGCTGTATGCCACGACCTTGACCACCAAGCTGATTAAGCGTGCTGATCTCTGTGCCTAGCATCTG